GGAGAGGAACAGCTACACCTACCCCCTGGTGAATACATCATTAAGGCATGGAAAGGGGAGGAGATAACCTACATACGCTATGAACAAAGACCACATTAAAATTCTGCATGAGCTCAGAGTTAAGAAAGTCCTTGAGAAAACACCAACATTCCCACCATCCTATATCATGAAAAAAAAATACACCGACTCAACTGCCAATGGCTTAACCAAAGCCATCTGTGACTGGATAAACCTACACGGATACCAAGCAGAACGCATTAACACCATGGGTGTGGCACGTACTAAGTACCGTACTGATGGCTCAGTGGCAGGCATTCAATGGACTAAGGGCACCGGAACAGCAGGCTCTGCCGATATATCTGCTACCATTAAGGGCAGAAGTGTTAAGATAGAGGTCAAAATTGGTAAGGATAGGCAGTCCGAGGCACAGAAAAAATACCAGGAAATGATTGAACGGGCAGGGGGTGTGTATATTATCGCAAAAAATTTTGATGATTTTGTGGAGTGGTATGAAAAATTTATTCAAAATAATTAAAAAAAGTTGCATATATAAAAAATATAGCTACCTTTACAGAGTTAACCACTTAAAAAAAAGCTATGAAAACACAAGATTTTAACATTGACAACATTGATCCAAAGTTAGTTCACGAAGCTATGGAAAAGGTTTTACGTCAAAAAAATGCAGAGTTATTTATTGATACATTATCTGCAAAACTTACGGATAATCAACGTGAGAATTTTATTAAAGTGCTAATGGATTACGAAAAATTTTTAGATAAACAATAATAAAAACGAGGGGTGCGGCTCGGTAACGCACATTATTAAACCCTTAAAAAATGGCAACAGTTAGAAAGACCCCTCAAGCTGATGAGGCAAAAACAGCACTAAACATCTACCAAAAGCTACACCTGGCTAAGCAGTCAATGGGTAAGGTCATTAAGAATGCTACCAACCCCCATTTGAAGCGTAACTATGCCGACATCAACAGCATTATTGATACGGTTGAGCCTATTCTCCTGGATCATGGTCTGCTGTTGATACAGCCAGTTAAGGAGGACAAGGTATACACCATAGTGGTGGACATTGAAAATGGTGATAGGTTTGAGTCCTTCATGCAGTTGCCTGTCATCACCGATGCACAGAAGCTCGGAGGTGCCATTACTTACTTCCGCAGGTATACACTTGTATCACTCTTATCTCTGCAAGCTGTGGATGATGATGGCCATGAGGCAAGCAGAGCACCCAAGGCTAAGCCTACCCTAACACCTGACAGGTTCAGCAATGCACTGCAAGCTATCCAGGAGGGTAGATACACCGTTGATGACCTTAGAGCTACCTATTCACTAACCAAAGAGCAGGAGGGGCAGCTATGAAATTCCGAGCATCACAATTAGGTAAGCTAATGACCTCCTCCAGGACTAAGGGGGAGGCATTAGGGCAGACTGCTAAGACGTATATCATTGAGCAGGCTAAACAGGACTTCTATGGATACCGTACTCAGCTCATGAATAAGTACGTATTGAAGGGATTAGAGCAGGAACAGGACTCGATTGACCTACTCAATGGGGTAAGGTTCCAAAACTACGTTAAAAACGAGCAGAGGGTAGAAAATGAGTATCTCACGGGATGCTGTGATATTATCAAGGAGGATAGCATCATTGATATAAAGACCTCCTGGTCACTTGAGACCTTCCCTGCTACCACATTTGAGCTGAAGGATCTATCTGAGTATGAGTGGCAGGGTAGGGCCTATATGTGGCTATATGATAGGCCAAGATTTGAGCTGTGTTATGTGATGGTATCAACCCATCCCGAGCTCCTTAGTCAGTATGACCCCATTGATATCCATGAGGTGGACCATATTGACCCTGCTAAGCGTATCACATCCATTACATTTGAGCGTGATACAGATATTGAGATAAGGATGCAGGAGCAGTTATTGGCTGCAAGCCTATTTTATAACCAAGTATTAACCCAATTAAATAATAAGTAAGATGAAACCAGTTAAAGAAAGAGTTTTGAATATAGAAGAAAAATTAAATTCTAAAAAATTTGTTAAAAGGCCGTATTCAAGCAATGAGATATCTAAAATTTTAAAACTAAGTCCCCCGGATACATGGCATGGTGCTTTAAAACAAGCATTATTGAATAGTCATGAATGGCAACACAAAACAGGCAGGATGTGGATATATGTAGGGCCTCAACAGCCTAACTTATTCAATCAGCCAAAGGTACAACTAAAACCACAGGTACAAACTAAACCTAAAAGAAGAGAAATATCTTTATTTTGGGGATTAATATCTATAAAATGACACAAGAAGAATTCTACAGAGAGGCCTGTCTAAGAGCAATGGAGGGCCTCCTTGCTGCCTCAGGGCATTACAGGGATGAGCTAATCAAGAACCCCTGTGAATATGTTGCTACTGCTGCACGTCACTATGCTACAGAATTAACTGAGCAGGTGTATGGTGGTGGGGTACAATGGAATGAGATAACCCATACACCTGATAAGCCATGAAACAGACAGCAGTAGAGTGGTTATTTAATAACCTAAATATCTCAGGAGGTTCTGATGATATGAAAGCATTTGAACAAGCCAAAGCAATGGAGAAGGAGCAAGCTCAAAAAATGTATGAGTATGCTGCATGGGCAATGTTCTATAATGGACATGGACAAACATTTGAGGAATACTGGAATAAAAATTTTAAATCAGAATAAGATGAAGGCACGCTTAACCTTTAACCTCCCGGAAGATAAGTACGAATGGGAGAACGCTATGCGGGCTGATGCTATGTTCTGTGCTTTGTGGGATCTATCTCAGGAGCTTAGAACCCTATGGAAGTATGAGGAGCTCAGTGAGGAGGAGTGGAATATGGTTGAGAGAATCAGAGATAAGTTCTATGAGATACTGAGCGAGCATAACATAAACCTGGATAAATGATACCTGCATTAATAATACTGCTGGCCCCTGGCATTATATGGGGATGGATTTGGACAATAGTTTTTATATTTAATTTAATCAAAAATGAGTGATTTCAAAGGAGAGGTGGTATTCATTACCCCTACAACAACAGTGAGCGACAAGTTCAAGAAGAGAGATATAACCCTCAAGTCAGATGGTGACTATCCTCAGTACGTTACCTTCCAATTAACCCAGGATAAGTGCGACCTGGCTAATCATGTGAAGCCCGGTGATGTGGTGGAGGTGAAGTACAACCTACGAGGGCGTAGATGGGAGGCACAGGATGGTACAATTAAATACTTCAATACCATTGAGGCATGGACCATGAGCCTCAGCTCTACTGCTACCCCTATTGTTGAAAATAAGTTGAAAAAAAATGAAGACTCTTACGATCTACCTTTCTGAGGGTGAAACATTCAGCCAATGGGCTGTGAAAATGGCTAATAATATGATCAGTGACAGGTATCGGCTTGTGCACCTGGCACTTGACATGAAGGCACCATACCATACCGTGAGGAGATTTGTAGCAGGGGAGAACGTGGCACTGGATATTGTGGATAAGTTTATTGTGTTACATTTGAAAACCATCTACGGCCAAAATGCGTCTATGGTTACAAATGGAATGGATAAACCAAATAGCTAAGCATCACAGCGAATGGGTAAGGGTAGTCAATACCTTTGGAGAACAGTTTTATGCCGAGGATGTGGTCCAAGAGGTTTATATACGTCTTATGAATTACTCCAGGGAGGAGCAATGCATTATCAATGGGGAGATAAATAGAGCCTATATGTATTACGTACTTAGAAATACTTACCTAATCATCAATAGAAACTACAAGCCTCAGTTTGTGTCCATTGATAATGCCTTTGGATTGGCTGCAGATAATGCTACCCTCCTTGATGCATACAAAGAGCTTGAGCACTCCATTGATGGTGAGGTAGCTAAATGGCATTGGTATGACCAACGAGTGTGGGATATCCACAGGGAGGAACAGCTATCCATTAGGAAGATAGCCGATAAGACTAAGATATCAAGCAAGAGTATTTTCAACACCCTTAAGTCCTGCAAGCATAGACTGAGAGAGGCAGTGCAGGAGCAATGGGATAACTATAAAGACAATGAGTAAACGCAAACCAAAGGCTCAAGCAGAGCCAACAGTTACCTGGGAGTTAGGTACAGCAGTTGAGAAGGTAACCACTGTTACCGGTATCAAGTCACTTGTCAAGCACATGGCAGGTGAAGATTGTGGATGCGAGGAACGCAAAGAGAAGCTCAATGAGTGGAGTGCTAACCTACAGCAGAAAATCAATGGGCTATTCAATAAGCATGTCAACACCTTGACACCCGAGGAGTATGCATACCTTGATGACTTTTTTACCAATTACCGAGGCACTGTCAAAAACAGCGAGCAGTATGAGCTCCTTAAGATTAACAACAGGGTTTTCTCACAAAAGCTCCAGTACTCAACCTGTGGTAGCTGTGTTATTTCTATGGTCAACCAATTAAAGAGGATATATGAGGCCTATGTTGTGCCTGCTGAATAATCACTTTTTATTAACATGGAGGAAGTAGTAAAACAGAACGGAGGCAGGAGGCCAGGAGCAGGGAGAAAACCCAAGGCCGCTGAGATTGCCCTGGCTCAGCAGATGGATAAGGTGGCACCATGTGAACAAGTACTCAATGCCCTCTACCACAAGGTACTTGAAGGAGATACTGCCGCCATCAAGCTGTGGCTCAACTACCGATTAGGGATGCCGGTTCAAAGGGTGGAGCAGGAGACCAAGGTGGATATCAATAGCTTTAGCATCCGTGATGTAATTGAGTTCAATGATCAAGGCGAGTGAGAAGTACAAGCCCCTGTACACTTCCGATTGTAGGTACTTTGTTATCACAGGAGGTAGGGGTAGCTCTAAGTCTTTTAGTGTAGCTGCATGGGTTTGCCTGCTATCCTTTGAGCATGGCCACAAAATACTGTTCACACGGCAGACCATGACCTCAGCACATATATCCATTATCCCTGAGTTCAAGGAGAAGATAGAGCTCATGGGATTGGAGGAGCATTTTGAGATAACCAAGAGCGAGATAGTAAATAAGACCACAGGCAGTGAGATTATATTCCGAGGTATCAGGACCTCAAGCGGTGACCAAACAGCTAACCTAAAATCATTGCAAGGTATCACCACCTGGATAGTGGATGAGGCAGAGGAGCTCACCGATGAGAATACCTTTGATAAGATTAACCTATCCATCCGTAGCCCTAAGCAACAGAACAGGGTTGTATTGATTCTCAACCCTGCCACTAAAGAGCATTGGATATACGGTAAATTCTTTGAGGACAAGGGCATCAGCCCCGGAACCAACACCGAGCATGGAGATACCTGCTACATCCATACCACCTACCTTGATAACATCACCAACCTGCCTCAGTCCTTCCTGGATGAGGTAGAGCTCATGAGAGAGAGGAGACCCGACAAATACAACCACAGCATCCTTGGTGGATGGTTAGATAAAGCAGAGGGTGTTATCTTCAACAATTGGAGATTAGGTAAGTTCACCGAGGTAAGCCCATCAGTGTATGGTCAAGATTACGGGTTCAGCCAAGACCCCACCACATTGGTTGAGACATCCATTGACACAAGCAACAAGGTGATCTATGTAAGACTCCACCTGTATGAGAAAGGACTCACTACCTCCATGATTGCTGACATCAACAAGAGCAGAGCAGGGAGCTCACTCATTGTGGCAGATAGTGCAGAGCCCCGTCTCATTACCGAGCTCAATGCAATGGGGTGTAATGTGGTGCCTGCTATTAAAGGACCTGACTCCGTGAGCTATGGGATAGCCCTCCTGCAGGATTATGACATGGTGATTGATGAGGGGAGTGTTGACTTGGTTAAGGAGCTGAATAATTACTGTTGGTTATCACAGAAGAGTAAGACCCCCATTGATAAGTACAACCATGCTATTGATGCTATTAGATACT